TATGGATTATTGACTGGAGTATGTTCTAATGTCTCTGTATCAAATAAATGAAATCCTCTATTAACATCATTCACATCATTCCAAAACATCTCATATGGATTACCAAGATAGTAAATGTTATCTTGATTTGATCTGCAATGATAATGCCCAGAGAATGTCTTTTTAAATTTCTTAAATATATCCCACTCCATTCCATGTTCCATCATATGACCTGGTGTAGCTCTGAATCCATTCAACTCAAGATGTCCCATACACACAGGAGATCTTGACTTATTAATCAATCCTACACTCATCTCCTTATTATCACTATTAATCCAAGGCACAAGAGTAATATTACAATCACCTACCATTATAGATGATACTTCAGAGTATACTTTAATATTATTATACTCACGTAGTAATAGATCTACTGCATTTATATCATTAGTATTTTTATAGTATGCTGTATGATTACCTACTATAGTATGGACAGTGATGTCCATGTCTCTTAATCTATCAAAATAATTATCCTTTGCCCATGTCAATGCAGAAAAATCAATTCCCTTTCTACTATCAAAAGTATCACCCATATCAATAACTGTGGTGATACCTTCTTTCTCTAATGTAGGAAAGAAAACATTATTATAAAACTTTAGGAAATAGTCATGAAAAAGTTTTGAATTTTTTCTAGCTCCAAAGTGCTGATCAGTTATGATTGCAACTTTCATTAATTACGTAATTTGGAATGAACCGCATCCTTGATTTGATTATACTCGCTATAGTTTCCATCGTCAAGTGTATCTCTTTCAAATACCTGTTCATATCCTGTCTTCTCCAATATCTTATTCTTAATCTCTAATTGCTTCTTCTCCTTCTGTATTCTACGTAAGAAAGCGTAATGAATAATCTGAGTAAAGTAAGCAAATGGGTTTTGAGATTTCTCAGGATTGAAATTGTGTATGTATTGCACACAGTTTTCAATACCATCTGATATCATATCCTCCTTAAACATGTAGTTAACAAAGTTTGGTTTGAAGGATAGATGAGTAGCAATCTTCAGAAAGCATTCTCCAATGTATCTGGGTATTCTTGGTTTTTCATTACCACGAATTTCTGCTATCTCCCTGTCTTCTCTAAGTTTAATTAAAGCTGCAAGGAACTCTTTGTTATTCACATAGTGTTCAGATCTTTTTCTTCTACCCATAATTCTTGCAGGACTCATATCTATACTCTCTATTATGTATTAATTATAGCATCCAACACAATAGTTGACAAGGTATCAATCTAACAGTAGAATAACTCTGTGGGGTTTCAAGGTCAGGTATTAGCTTTTGTTATAAAGTTTCTCTAAAGACTTCTTTGCTTCTTTGATTGTAGATATATAACCCATTTTTCTATTTAACTTTTTCTCTGGCTTGTATGTGTAATCTTGTTGTTTAGAAAATGCTTCATGCATAGCTATAGTTTCTACATCATTAGATTCATTTAAAGTAAGAACATCTTCTAAATTTACAACAAAAATATCATCTTTGCTGGTCTTCAACCAAGGTTCTACTTTGTATGCATACACAGCAGCTCCTGTTCTGTTTTTAACTTTTTCAATTGTAATAGGAGATTCTAACAGTAAGAACGTTCTATCTTCCTCTTCACTATATCCTACTCTAGCGAATATTTCTTCACCAGATTTAAATTTAATAGTGGCATAAAAGTCTTCTTCCATTATTTTATTTGAATAGTAATTATTTCATAATTAAAATTTTCTTCATTATAAATTTTAATTCTTTCAATCAAATGATTGAGGGTATAGTTTTTTCTTGAGTTATAAGTACAGTCATCTCCAATATCATAGAGAGTAGCTTTTACTTTATCTTTACCTTTTCTGAGAACTCTGCCAATTGATTGGAGATTTCTAACTCTGGACTTGGAGGGACTGGCGAAGATGACGTTGTGCAACCGCTTGATGTTAATGCCAGTACTGAAAGTACCATAACTGGCAACAATAATTGCATTCCTCTCATTTTCTGTAATCTCCCTAATTGATTCTCTTTGTTCAGCATCTACACCACCATGAACAAAGAATACTTTACGGTGGGTGTTAGTAATATTATTTATCTTTTCATAAAGTATAGCTCCATGAGTTTCTACTCTACTGTATAAGATAAGAGTATTACCTTTCAAATCCAATGCAAGATTAGTAATAAATTTATTTCTTTGATCATGAGTGATTAAATATTGTATCTCATCTTCATAAGTTTCAAACTTTTTAGGTGGATGTTTAAGAACTAAACATTGAATATCTAACTGAGATAGATGTCCTTGCTTCATTAGTTCTTCTGTTTTAGTCACCTTGTATGATGGTCCAAACAATCCCTCTAACACCCACTTATGGGTCTGTGTGCCATCTAATGTACCAGTAAAACCAAATCTATACTTAGCATGTTCTAACTTAGTCATTATATTAACCAATGACTTACTTTTAAATAGATGTGCTTCATCACCTATAATAACATCATAGTCTTTAAAGAATGATTTCTCCATTCTAAAAACAGATTGCCATGTAGTAATAGTTACTTCATTACTATTAGTTACTTCTCTTCCTGAATAGATTCTATGACAATGATTTTTTACATCCCAACCATACTCTTCAAAGTCCTTATACATCTGCTCTACTAATGATGTAGTAGGAACTACTAGTAGTATCTTCTGACCTTTATGCACATAGTATCTTACTAGAGAGTAAATCATTAAAGACTTACCTGATGCAGTAGGACTGACTAACAATCTTCTATTATGTTTTAAACAATCACATACACCTTCTATCTGATAATCTCTTGGTTTAAATTTAGTAATAGATTTTATATAATCCTTTACACCTTCCTTTGATATAGATTGGTTTACTTCAAAAGGTAATCCATAATATTCATTATCTTCAAACTTATAGCTATATCCATGTCTTTCACAAAATGATACTATCTTATCTAACAATCCAACATATATCTTCTTAGATCTTAAATCAAATAGATGTATCTCACCATTCCAGTTCCTCTTTCTATACTGAGGCATGAACTTAGCACCCTCTACCTCAAAGGTAAAATGATCTCTTAACTCATATTCAATATGAGGTTCTGCATTTACTTTGAGATATACTTCGTTTGACTTTTGTATAATAACGTTGGTCACTTCTACTCATCATGCTAGAAGTATTTATGAAGTATTGTCAAGTTCCCGTAAAAAAGATCCCTAAGGATCTTTTGAGTATTGGGGTTTGAAATCTTATAAAAGATTTACCATATGAATACTAACTAAATGATTTGAGTATTAAGAAGTGAATACTAACTAGAGTATTACTATGTGAATACTAACTAAAAAATTTGAAGATGGTTGAGTATTAGAGAGTGAATACTAATAAAAGTATTATCTCTTGAATACTAACTAAATTTGGATTTGAGTATTGGGCAATGAAAACTAATAAAAGTTTTTCCTGTTGAATACTAACTAAAAAATTTGAAGATGGTTGAATATTAAACCCTGAAAACTGACTAGAGTTTTATTACGTGAATACTAACGAAGACCATCTTCTACTATCATTTTACGAACAGTTCTCCACATATTTCTTAATTGTGTATCAGCATAAATCATTTCTTTTCTAATTGTTTGTAAATCCTCAATAGATTTAAAAGTATGAGGTTTTGGATTTCCATTATCCTCAAAAGCCATGCTAATTTTATTCTTGTTTCCTGCTTTTCTTTTATGATACTTCCAATTAGAAGCGGTAACACCAGCTGACATATGATATGGAGTCATTCCAAAATACACTTCCTTTGCATATTTCCAATATGGAACTTTTTGATTATCAGACCTGACTCTTAGTTTTCCTTCTGGTGTGAGAATTGTATTAACAATATTATAAATTTGTTTTAATATTGTTTCACTAGTATAATTTAATATACCAGGTGATAAAGCATTACCTTTTTTATTTAAAGTTAACTTAAAATATTCTCTTGTACTGTTATCAACAGTAAAAGCAAGTTTAGATATATACTTCCTAATCCAATCACTTACAGCATCAGTATCATTATTATTTTTACCAATACCATAGGTTCTATTTCTTCCAAGATTAGAATCTTCTGTTAGTTTATTTCTATCCTCATAGATATGAAGATTTTTTTGTTCATGAAGTTCTCCTGTTGTAGGATAGAATTCTTTTAGAGTATCTATAATATGTGGAAATTTTTCTAAGTAATATGCTATTGATAATGTATCATTTCTATCTGTTTTAGGAATTAATTTACCTCCATCTTCTTCTAATACAGAATATATTTTTCTTGTTTTTGGAGTTACTTTTTGAGGGAAGCATAAAATACTAATGTTCCTCTGGTTTGCAATCTTTCTTATTTGATGCAACTCATCTACTGTATAAGTTTGTGCTTTACTATCTTCTCCTCTTGCTCTTAAATGAGCATCTTCTATAACGATAGTCATACCCTCAAATAATCCTGGTACATTTAGTGACATAAAATCATCTGTTGATATTTCTTGATGAATTTTTGTTTGAGGATTGTATGTAATTATTTGTTTTTTGCCAATGTCGCAGACTAGAAATTTAAAATGTGATCGATTGTTCATAGTTTTGAGTATTAAGTGATGAACACTAACAAGAGTGTTACTTTATGAATACTAACGTATTATGAGTAGAATGTCAACCCAATCCAGAATTGAATCGCATAAACTCTATTGCATTCTTAATCTGGAACGTTCTGTTCTGTATTACTTTAAGAATACTTTCTAAGTATACCAGCATTGTATCATAATAGTCAATCTTCAAACTTGAATTGGAAAGCTTACTATCAGCATCAAGATACTTCTGCATTGTATCCTTATCCCTTATCTTCTTTGGAAAAGGATCATCTATGTAAA